CCTCTTGAATAGCAACTATACGTTTAGAGGCATACAATTCTGCTAGTCGAACTTTATCACGCTCATAATGTTCATTAGCTGCACTTGATTTTTCAAGTTCTTCTAATTCAGTCTTATACCATCGATCAACAAGTGCTGATTTTGTACTGAAAGTACGCATCCACTCTTCTTCAATAGACTTTGATGTGGATTCGGCTTTTGATGCTAAATTATCTGCTGAAGATGTACCACTACCACCACTGCCTCCACCAGAATGCCCACTCCCTGATGTGCCTCCGCCCCCCACGGCTGGCATCTCACTGTTGCCACCACTAAAATTAGAAAAATCTGGCATAGTCCACTTAGATGTAGGTGTTTCATCTTCGCTATCTGTGGAATCAGCACCACCTTCTGCATCACCAACGCTACCAAGGGCGGTATTGGTTTCCGTAATTTTTGCAATTAACCCCGATAACCAACTAATAGCATTACTCACAAAATTAGAAATGGTAGAAAGTCCACTCGATGCCCAATCTGGTAGCACACTCTCTGCCATATGGCTAAATCCTGAGCCTACCGAAGATAATATGTCTAATACATAGGAAGCCATGGCATTTAATACACTACAAACCGTATCCACTGCCCACGCTACACCTGATACAAGTAGAGAAAAGCTATTAATCACCCATCCAATATACTTCATAATCCCGAGTGCAACTAAACCAACAAACGCTCCAAGGGCAGAAAAGCCTGGTTCTAGTAGATGTAATACGGATATCATAAGAGTGCCTAAGGAAGAAAATGCAGCTTTTACATTCTCCCAGGCTCCCATTAACTTATTACTATCCACCCCCATCAAATTCAGTACATCGCTGACCGACATACCACTTCGATAAAAGGCATAACACGCTGTTGTAATCGCTACAATAGCCGCAATAAAAGGAGCACACGCAATCACTGCTGCACCAAAAGCGGTTAGGAAAGGTGCCATCATAGCTACAGCTGCAACCCCCGCTGCATACATAGCAGGAATAGCAATAGCGGTAATAGCTGTACCTAAAGCGACAATAGCAATCTGAGCTTCTGGTGGTATACAAGTTGCTATAGCGCCACTGATACCACTTTCTTGAATTGCTACTGCGAAATTACTTAACCAATCACCTACGGAACTAAAAATATCCGTAAGATTTAAGGCTTCTGCAATTTGAAGGCCTGCTTGTGATGCCACTTGTCCAATACCGTCCATAAGGTTAGACCATGTACCAAGAATAGTGCCACTTTGCTCTGCCATCATACCACCGTAATTTTGTTCCATACCACTGACAAGAGCCTCCAAGGCAGTCCTACTATCTACCATGCGTTTTGTAACCATATCTTGCGCCCCTGCTACATCAGTATGTAGAGTATCAGCAAGCAGTTGCCAAGCAGGAATCCCCATTTCGGTAATTTGCATCATTTCTTCACTTGTAAGCCGTCCTTTTGCAGCAATCTGACCAAGTGCTAGTGTGAGGCGGTTCACGCCTTCTTGCCCTGCCCCTACACCTGCGGCTGCATCACCAACTGCCGTTAAAGTTGGAATAATCTGTTCTGCCGTAAAACCAAAGGCAAGAAACTTTTGACTTGCCTTTGTCACATCATCAAATTCAAAGGGCGTATGGGCAGCAAAATTTTGTAAAGATTTAATAAAGGTTTCTGCCTTCTCAGCACTGCCTAATAAATTCGTCATAGCCACTTGTACGTTCTGAAGATCTCCACCAGCTTTTACGGCATAGGTACCTAATCCGCCTAGTGCAGCACCCAGTGCTATAATCCCTTTTATAGCTTGGGAGGACAGTTCCATACCATCAGTTCCAAAAGCTGTTTTTAATTGCCGTTTAGTCGCATTTAGTTCTTTTCTAAGGTCTGATGTATCCGCACCAATTTTGACTAACAGTTCTGCTACTGTTGACATTCCGTTGTCTCCTCCCGCATCTTATAAAATGATGTAAAGAAATCTTCTTGTTCTTGTAGTTTCTCTTCTTTGGTCTTTTTCCGTAGGAAAGGTTGCATCAGCTTTTCAGGAGAAATCGTCTTAACCTGTGTTCCCATTAGGTTAGCTGTAAAGTAAGACACCATCCACAAAATGTTCATTTTACGTTGCTCATACCCATCTAAAAGTTTCATAAGTTCTAAAGGAGATAGCTGATAAAATTCATTTGGTTTGAGTGCTAGTAAGGTATAGGCTACAGATTCCGCCCATTCTAGCCATTCATAAAATGAGGGAGTTAAGCCTCCCTCCCCTAGTTTTTTCTTTCCTCGTTAATCTCCTCTTCTGCCTTTGGAGTTACCTCTTCTGGGAAAAGTTTATAGTAAACGGCTTTCCCTAAGATGCCAGAGCCGGCAATGCACTTTACTACGGGCATTTGAATATCTATTTCTAGATCACACCCCTTATCCACAAGTTTTTGCATCTTCTCGGCATACCATTGTGGTGTACGCATCTTATGATGCCGTAAGGCTACCGAAAGAATAATCGTTAAAAGACCTAAATCAAGATTTTGACTTTTAATAATCTCTCCCGCAGACTTTCCTGTCATACGTTCAATATCGATTAAACGGCCAATATTGAGGTACATATATTCATTTTCTCCAAAGAGTGGAAATTCAATCTTTTTCATAGACTTGCTCCTTTTTGCACGTCAGATAAAGGGCCTGCTCCTGAAAGAGTTCCTTTAAGCGTTGCCACATCATCATGTGGGGTAGATAAGCTACATTCTGTCAGTGATGCCCACCCAGTAACAAAACTCTGATCTGGATATTCAAATTTAATATGCACCTGTTTGCCTGCAAGAAAGGCCGCTTCTAAAAAGCCCGCCCCCGTATCACCTGCTAGGTATACACTCTCAAGATCTAAAGACCAGCTTCGTAAGCCTGGCACAGTTGCCTTCCAGCCACCACTTGTCTTATCTGAGGCATCAATTTCATCTGCCTTTCGAGATAAATCACCACTACGTTGCCCACCGACTAGTGTCCATGTAGGCTCAGCTTCTGTAGCGCCTGTATTTACATAAATTAAATAATCCTTGCCCGCAGTCGCTTTGACTTTAGAGGTCGGTTCTGCAAATGTTGTAAATGCCACTATTCATCACTCCTCATATTTTGTATCAACATTTCAAAAGTAATTACACCGTTATAGCCACTATCATCTTCTGGATAGCTTTCATAAAAATCTACGCCTTGCGCATTGGAATAAAAATCTTCCTCTGACAAATCAAGTTGATGGCTTGATAAGTCATTTATAATAGTTTCTGCCAAACTATTAATTTCATACCGACCACGATAGGTACTCCAGATATGAATCTGCACAGTCAAATGGATAATATCATCTGATTTAGTTGATTTATCTTCTGCGTTTATATTTCCTAAGGTAACAAAAGGAAGAATCGCATTTTCAGGCACAAAATCATACACCCTACACCCAAGATGATCTTGTAAAAATGCAATAAGCACCTTATGCACAATATTATTAGGTAGCCGTTTCATGGTTTACGCACCACCCGTTTAATATTTTTGACAATATCTGGAGAGATATATTCATAAGCAGGTCTTAAGTACGGCTTAGCAGTATATTGGGGAACCTTAACTTTCTTGGCAAACAAAGGCTCTCCTTCCTTGAAAAAACGGAGAGCTTTCTTTGTCTTTCTTTGTATGGTATGTGCTTTTGCTCCATATTCCACAATATGTGCATAAGGGACCTTAGTATACACTTCACCTTCACACTTAATAACTCGAAAACGAGTCTTTAATGATTTTTTTAGCTTACCGCTTCGCACTGGTACCCGCTGTGCAGCCTGTCTACATATATCCTTTGTCCCTTTTTTCATTACATTTTCCACATCAAGTCTTGCTCTGCCATCCCAAGCGCTAATATCTTTTAGGGCATTGGTCATAGCAGAAGAATCTACTTTCATATGTATTTTCACACTACACTCCTTGTTCATAACGGCGAACATGTATCGTAGTCGAATCACGATACGTCTGATCAACACTCTCTATAACATAGGAATCTCCATCATACACGATGAGCCACCCTCGCTTTAATGATGTAATAGGGCGCAAGCGAAATCGTAGGACTTCTTGGTTCATAGCGGTGCCTTGAACATCTTGCTCCCTATAAGCCGTTGCTTTTAATTCTGCCCAAAGCTTTCCCTTTAACTGATAGCTAGTTACCATACCACCATAACCATCTTCTTTTAGTATAGGTTCTAAAATTTCTAGTCGCTTATCCAGCCGTGCAATACGCATTAAAAGCCTGCCTTTCGCTCTCCCATTAATAAAGAACGTAAGGAAAGAAGTAAGGTTGTGTGATTAGCCTCTTCCCTATGCTCATATAAATAGGCGGTTGCATACAATATAGCTAGGTGTAGTGCAGGAGAATCTTCTAATGACTCACACCTTGCTACATCTTGGCAAAGGGTCTGAGCCCTATCCATCATCTGCTCAATTAGTGAATCCTCATCACTTCCATCTACACGAAGATAGGTCTTCATTTCTTCTAGATTAATCATACCCACCGCCTTTCAGGTATTACCCTGACACTTTCTTTGTTAATGACAAGATTTGTACGGCTTCTGGGAGGATGAGT